CAGTGACTGTTGCTGATGTATCTGTAGTATCAAAAGTACAACCAGTTATAGCGGAATCTAATGGAGTGATGTCAAAAAATGCTCCTGAATAATATATAAACAAAGCTTTATTTGATCCTAAAGCTGCGTATGATCTACCATCTAAATCAGCCCAAACTAATTGTTCTCTAACAGCACCAACTAAAGTTTTATTAGTTATTTGTTCCCAACCACCTATTTTTTCAGGTAATCCGTATCTAAACCTAACAAAGTCACCGTCAGTCCATTGACCTTCGGCTCCTGTAGCTGTTACTTGTTTATTAAATCCAGGTCTTATTTGTACATTTGTTAATGGCATAAGGCATTATAGCATAATCAATGTACCTTATAAAGGATGCAGTGAGTGGTGTGTGGTGGTTCACTGCACCCATTATAAAATACTACTTTTTAAACCAAGAAGGAAGACCTAGGTGAGGACGTTTGTCAAAAATGTTCTCTTTAGATCCTGCTGTTTCGGAATTGTTGTAGTGTAAAAATACTTGTATACATTCTTCACCTTTAAATGGTTTTCTCCAATGTTCTAATTCACAACCAGAGTATACCAACATATCTCCTGGTTTTAAATCTACTTTAAGACCTTTAGCTTTGCTTTCAACTGTAATATCTTTACCATTTGGAATACCGACATTTTCATTTGGACTTAAATATATTGACCAATCATCACCACCTAAATTCATAGTAGTAGATATTTCACAACTAAATCTGTCTTTGTGTCTTTTTAGTTCATCACCTTTTTTGTAGATTCTTGCGTAAGTATATGCGGGATATAATTTTAACCCTGTTGTTTTTTCCATAATAGGCTGACATTTAAGCATTAAAGTTTCCATGGCTAAATCAGAATAACAAGAATAAGTATTTGGTATTTGTTCATTTTCTTTTTCATAATATCCCAATAAAGTTTCGTAAGGCGATATATATCTATTTTTCATACAAGTATCATAAACTTGTTTTTTCATATTAAAATAATTTGCAACAAACGTAGCTAAGTCTTTTGATATTGCTTGTCTGATAACTGTGTATTTATTTTTTTTAAAAGACATCTTTAGCCATCTCTTTCGGCACCGCTTGAATATTCCAATGTATAAATCTAAATGGTTCTATACCATGATCGACTGCATATTCATGTTCTAAGTATCCAGGAAATATAATTAATGTTCCAGGCTTTGGTTTAAAATGTATTAATTCGCTTCCATGAAATATACCATTACCAGGTTTCATTTTTAATTTTGTAGCACGTGCACCAGTTTTAGGTTCATGAAATATTGGAAAAGAAGTTTTGTCAGAACATTTTAAAAAATAAAAACCTGATACATGTTGGTTCCAATGAATGTGAGCTGAATGATGGCCTCCACCTTTTTTAGCAAACTCTTGTACCCATAGTTCACTGAATATAGTGGTGTACTGTTGCATATCAAAACCTTGCCAATCAAGAAATTCCCAAGACTTTTGTCCTATATAATTTCTAAAATCTAAAAAATTATTATCTCTTAACAAAGGGGTAGAATGAAAACTCTTCCCAAAATCACCATGTTTTTTAATATATTCTTTATCTCTTTTTTTAGCGTCTTTAATATATTGATTAGAAGCTTTATTAAGTGATTTAATAAATTCTGGTTTTTCTTCAGACCATATTGGGGTTTTAAAATAACTTTCAATTCTCATATTATTTAAATGGATATCCAAGGTTCCACATAACCAATGAATATCTTACTCCTTTCGTCACAGGTTTTACTCTATGCCATACAAATGAAGGAAATACAATGATAGAACCTTTAGGTAATATTTCTTTACATTGTACTTTGTGTATTGACTCATCTCTCATATGAGGATCATAATTTCTAAAATCAAATTCTAATTCACCACCTTCATATTTAGAACCATCTGTTAATTGACATGTCATAGACAATTTTCTTACTTTACCTTTTGTAGGCCCTTCTTTTTCATAAGGCTTATCCCAGCTGTCACAATGCCAATCGTAATATTGATTTAGCTTATATTTTGTAAATTGGCAAGACTCTGACCAATCCCAATCATAATTCCAACCTGCATTTTTGTTAGCTTGATGTATATATGGATGCAATTCCCTATATATCCAAGTATCATTCATCCAAACTACGTTAGAATTTCTTCTTCTTTTTAAATCTTTAATTTCATCTTTATTTAATTTTTTATTTTTAAAAGCTCCTACTTTAGCTAAAACCTCTGATTTAGATAAACCGTATTGGATTATGTCATCACATAATCTTGGTGGTATTACAGACTTAAAATACCAATAGTAATTAGATATATTCATAAGTTATAGTTTGTATAATATTTAAAGAATTTTTTTGTTTATTATTAATATAATACATATTTGTTGATGGGAACATTATAAACATGTTGTCTTTTAATTCTATATCCCAACTTCTACCTTTTCTTCTATTATCATCATAATATACTCTTACGAAACAGTTATCTGTTTTTACACCATAAAGAAGAGTAAAATCGGGAGAGTTTTTTAAATCAATTGGATCAACATTTAATAAAGGAATTGTTTGTTGGTTAGGTTTGTATGCGTTACCCCAAGTGCCTTTATTTATTAATTTAAATCCATATTCAACAGTAAGATGTTCACGCAAATAAGTATTTAATATTCCTAAAGTTTTTGAAAATGAAGTTTCTGAATTTGTTAAAGTTGATTTTAAAATGTTGTCTGACAATTTTTCACGATCAATTTCGAAACCTTTTGGCATTAAAACATTTCCACTGTATAAAGCCTGTTCTGATAAAATTAGTTTTTTCATTTAATTACCCAATCAATTATTAAATGCACTCTATCAGATTTACTTTTATTTTCAACAGAATGTGTTTTTTGAGAATTATTAATTTCCCACATTTCTCCTTTTTTTAAATTAATTTTTTCTCCTCCAACATCAAAAAATACTTTATTATTAGTAATGATTGGAATATGAATTCTTTTACACATATCTAATGAAAACCCTTTATCAATATGTTCTGGTATATTTTTTTTAGCTAATAAATTAACTAGTATTGCTCTTATAATATATCCTTCACCTAATTTTCTTGTAAAAAATCTTTCAAATTTTTTTATATCTTTTTCATAGTCTTTAAAAGTTGAATGATAAGTTGGATTGTTATGTTTAAAATCTTCATCAAAAATAAGTGGTATTGTTTTGGTATGTTGATGCACTTCATATGTTTTTTGTCTAAAAGTATAACGATCCCATTCAGTAATTTTTTTAACTTTATCTGCTATGGTCGACACATCTTTTTTACCAAGATAATTAAAATTCATAATTTAAAAATACTTTCTACTGATTCATTGCATCTTAATTCTAAATTTAATGCAATTCTTGGTTTTGTTTTTGAAACATCTGGTAAATGATCTAAAAAAGATGGAAAAATTAACATGTCATTATCTTTAGGTAACAAATGTTTTTTTTGATTTTGGTATTGAAAAGTTATTCCTTTTTTTTGAGTTTTTAAATATAAAACACAATTAATACTTGCAGTTAATTTATGATTGTGCCACTGACTTTTGTTATACTCTTTGTCAGTAACATAAGCCCACATTTTAAAATTTACATCTTTTAAAGAAAAAGTATTTAAATTAATTTTTGATATATTATAAAATATATTATACAGATAGTTCGTATATTTAGAATGTAATTCAAAATTGTAAGAAATTTTTTCATCTAAATTTTTTCTTTGATTTAAACATTCTTGTATCAAAGGTTTTTTTATATTTTTTAAAGCATCTTCTATATTAAAAGTGTACAATAATTTTTCTAACATTATAAATATTCTTTAATTAAATTTTTATATTTTTCTTCTACATATTTTGGAATTTTAATTTCTGCATAATTGTTCTTGGTAATTTTTCCTAAACGTATTTTATGTAGTGGTGCTCCAAAAAAACTATCATCATACTTAATATTGTTAATTTCAAATAATTTATCTATTTCAAATGTATGATTAAACTTTGGTATGTTTAAAAATTCATAAATTAAATTTAAACAATTTTCTGGCGATTCCGTCAAATCCTCGTATTTAATAAATAAAACATTTTCTTTATCTATTAAATTTTTATAAGTATAACAAGACCAATCGAAAAAAGTATCTTTACCAGTTATAATATCAATCTTTTCTTCTTGTTCCGATTTAAATAAAGTACTTTTATCTAAGTTATTATATTGAGAGTTAATGTAAAAATTAGGGAAATCATTACATAATTTCAAAAAAGATTTAATAACATCAGTTGGTTTTCTCAATAAAAAAATTATTTTAAATTCATTAGGGCAATATTTTTCCATTATTTGATAGTTAAAAGGTGTCCCCCATTCAGCTCGGTCTATGATATATTTTTGTTTCCAATGTTGATAAAAATTATTGACTAAATTTTTTTTAACATTTTCAAAAGATTCTTCATTTTTAAAATTGTGATAAGTTGATTTGTTTTTTAAAATTTCTAAATTAAAAAAACAATCAGGTAACATTGAATGTCCTGATACAGCTATATCTTTATTTTGATTCAAAATTGTAGATAAAATTGTATTTCCTGCTCTTGGAAAACCCGATAAAAAATATATCTTTTTCACACCACCACTTATATCAATAAATATTTAATTATCTATAATTATTTAAATCCCAAGATTGGTTTTCTTCGTTCCAAGTATATGACCATGTATGCGTTTGTGCTGCATTTTGAGATTCTTGTTCTGCATTTAAAGCAGGCTTATCACCAATAGGTGATTTCCAAGATGCGGTTGCCGTATCTTTAGTCCATGAAGCATATGGTTTTTTAGGCCAGAAGATTTGATTATCTTCATCCCAAGTATAACCAATACCTGCGTAGTTTCCTCTTAATGGAGTTCCACCGTTTTTGTGTTGGTTATTAGATGTGTTGTAAGATGTTTGGATCCACATTTGTGCAGGCCAATTATTGTGTCTTTCTAAATATTGTTGACCTACTGTTTCGTCTTCAACTCCATCTGCGTTTAACATATCCTTATTATTTAATGTTAATACTGATATAACTTTTCCGTTTAATCCTATTTTTGCAAAATGTGCCATAATTTTTACCTATTGATATTTATACCTTATAATTACAATTCCTGAACCACCTGCTCCACTGTTACCACCTGCTCCACCATTTCCACCTCCGCCACCACCAGTATTTGTAGTTCCAGCTGAACCTGTACCTGGATTAGAACCACCAGGGCCGCCACCACCTATTCCACCTGTTCCGCCACTTCCAGGAGGCATACCGCCTCCGCCACCACCGCCAGAGAAATAATAAAAAGATCCACAATTTTGCCCTGAAGTTCCAAAAGCATTTGGTAATCCAGCACCAGCTCCACCAAAACCACCAGGGCCTTGTGGCATTGGAGGTTGTGCATCTTGTCCAGCTTGAGTTGCTCCACCACCGCCACCACCTGAATAGGTATTAAATGGAGAAGCTCCACCAGATTGACCTTGAGGAGGTGTTGTAGGAGGTGTGTTTCCTATACCACCTGCTCCACCTCTGTGAGCTCTTCCAGCACCAGAACCTCCATCTACAGGATTACTACCTCCACCTGCAGATGTAATTGTTGAAAAAACTGAATCAGCTCCTGGAGTATTACCAGGTGATCCTGGGCCTCCGCCTCCGACTGTTACAGGATTAGGCCCTGCTGAAACTGGAATAGAAAGGTCAACTGCAGTATCTAAAGGAGAAGCGGGTGCACATCCAGGAACACAAAAAGTTGAAGAGGCAAATCTATATCCTCCTCCACCACCGCCTCCTCCAGCGACAGATGAATTACCACCTCCACCACCAGCTACGATTAAATAATCTACAGTATTTGAACCACATGCATTACCAGCACATGAAACACAAAAAGTTCCTGGACCTGTAAATGTATGAATTTTATAGTCTCCACAACAAGCAACTGTTCCTCCTGTTGCTGCAACATATCTTGGCCCTACAGCGTCATCTTCATTTCCTGTATTAATTACAATCCATCCTTTAGTAGCATCTACATAAATTAAAGTTATAGCAGCTCCGTTTTTATTAATAGTTAAATCTGCGGCAGACCCTTGAATATTTTCACCATTTCTACCTATAGTAATTGCATTGGTTGTAGACGTTTGAGCATAATCTGAAACAGCTACGATATCTCCTGCTGTTGGTGATGAAGGTAGTGTTACCGTAACTGCACTAGATGTTGTATTTACAAAATAACCTGTTCCTGCAACAGCTGGGTTTGGATCTGCTGTGATTGCCGTTGTGTTCCAACTTACTGCACCTCCACCTGCAGCATCTTGGAAAGATGCACTAGTTCCATCGGAAGTTAAAACTTGTCCACACGTTCCAATAGCGATTCCACCAAAAGAACCATTGTCATTAAATTGAATTTGTTTATCTGAACCTGCTGGAGTCAATTGTGCAGCAGCTACCTTACCACCTAAAGTGTCTAAAGATATTTCATTTAAATTTGTTCCATCAGCATACGCAGCATAGATTGCAGCTCTGTCTAATGTAAAACCTGTTCCACTTGCAGTTTTAATTGTAAGGTTTGTTGGCCCGACTACTGCTGAACAATCAAAGATATAAAATTTTTCAATTGAGTTTGGAATAGTTACAGTTGATGCAGTAGTTAAAGTTCCAGTAAATTTAATTACCATGTTTCTTGCATTCGATATTTGTTTATCGGTCATTACAAGAGAAACAGTTCCACCATCAGAAAGTGCTACTGCTTCGTATCCAGCGATTGCTTGTTGAATTAAGTTTAAGTTATTATTTGTATTTTCACCCCATGTACCAGCGTTTTCGCCAGTGACCATTAGTTCGAGTTTTAGATCTGTTGAGTAACTAGATGCCATAAATTTTGTCTCCTAAATAATTATAATTTTACCTTAATCATGCAGCCAAATCAACCTCTGTCCATACATTGTTTACACCAGGATCAACCTCTTGCCATGCTGTAACGTTTGCTTGACCTGTTGAAATTGTAGCTGAAATTCCAGTTGGTTGTACTACTGAAGTTCCAACTACTGTAACTGAACCTATAGACGAAGTCAATTCTATGCCTGTAACAGGGTATTTAGATGCCTGTTCTGCTTGACCTGCCGTAACCGTTAACTCTTGTCCTGTTACAGGTTCATTAGTAGACTGGACTAGAGATATGTCTCCAATAGTTATTGAAGCCGATGCACCTGTGACAGGTACTTCTAATTTAGGCTCTGGAACTACTTGACCAATATTACTAGATAACTCAATTCCTGTAACATCTATGTTTGCGTTTCCAGTTAAACTTAAAGATCCGACTAAAGCATCTAATTGATCTTCAGAAGCTAATACAAATATGTCTTGGTCAATTTGAATTGAGAATGAAGGACTTGCAAAGGTAGATGTAAGTTCTGAGCCTGTCACATCTACAACCACATCTGTAAATGCAGTTTCATCTCCAATAGAAGATGTTAATGAAATACCATTTAATTGAACTGAGTATGCATCACCCCAAGCTAAACTTCCCCAAGCATCTCTACCCCAACCCGCACCAATTAAAAACTGATCATCAATAGTGACAGCACCTGGTGTTGTAGTTAATTGTGAGCCAGTTACATCTTGTTGAATACCTCTTGCAATATCTTCCTCTCCCATAGAAAGATTTGCTTGAATACCTGTGACTAGTGTATCAGCTGATGCACCTGCAACAGCTCCTGCGTTTGTAAATGTAAGTTGAGATCCTGTTACATCAACATTTGCGTTAGCTACAGTTGTTGATGAACCTATAGATGTAGTTGATGATATACCACTGACTGAGACGGTTTCGTCAGATAGGTCTCCCCAATCTGATGCTCCCCAAGTTTTATTACCCCATCCAGTGGCCATATCATTTTATATCCTTAATTATGCAATTCTTAAGATTGCAGCGGAAGTTGTGAATGCAGGAAACTGAATTGTAAATGTTCCAGAAGTTGCAGTCTTGTCTCCACCGAAATCTAACACAGCAACTGCTTCAGTAGTGCCTGTACCACCATCAGTTGTTGAGTTGTAAATTAAAGCACCTTTAGCTGTTAGTGTAACTCCAGTGAAAGATAAATCAGCGAAGCTAGTAATAGCAACACCAGATGATACTTTAACACCTTGGTTAACTAAAGCTTTACCACCTGCAGTGTAGCCTGCTGGTGAAGATACTTCAGAAGTTGATGAATAGTTAGTTGTTGATGCTCCAATAGCTGCAGCAGAAGTGTACATTGCTAATTTAAATGTATCTGCAGCACTATCAAAATCATGCTCGCCACCCATTAACTGTTTTTTGAATGAATTGCAAATTGCGTTAGTTGTAATAGCCATAATTGTTCTCCTTTAAAATTACGTATTTGGTGATGGTGAAGGTATTTTAATTCTAGGTACCCCATCATCGTATTCTGCACGTCTTCTTCTCCCCATTTGTTGAAGAGCAAAATTCTGTACTTCTTCATTGTACTTTGTTTCGTACAGTTTGTACATATCCATAGGACCTTTTAGATATCTAA